TCTCACGGGACCTTCTGCTATCGTGGACGCACTTACACTAAGTGATTGTCAAACCGATTAAATAGTGTTATGATGGGAGGGAAACCTCCCATTTTTTATGGAAAGAGATAAACTAAAACTGATAGTAAGAAATCTAAAACTGCTAGTTGATGCTCTAGAGTCTGAGGTATACTCTGATGTGGATGTATACACGACCAAGCAAGAAAATTTTGATGATCCTGCTTCCAACTACATATTAGATTATGACGAAGTTTTTGAGGACGACGATGGATAAAATAGATACGCAAGGGATGAGTATTCCTAGTGGTAGTAAAACATCATCAAAGAAATCCTATCCACCATTGGTAATACCAAAACGAAATGTCTTTACTGATTTAGAAAGACAAGAACTAAAAGACATTATTAACGAGACACTTGATGAACGAGAACAACGTAAAACTAATCAGCGCAACTCCTGATGCAGAGAAGCACATGGCATACTGTGCCCGTGTTTCGAATCCAAACAACCAGGAGAATGAGAAGTTCTCTGGTCTACTTAAGTATTGTGTGAAGCATCAGCACTGGTCTATCTTCGAGCAAGCATACATGACCCTGGAGTTGAATACTACTAGAGGAATTGCAGCTCAAGTGCTTCGTCACAGGTCATTTACCTATCAAGAATTTTCACAACGCTATGCTGATTCTTCCTTACTCGCGGAGAAGATCCCTCTACCTGAACTACGCAGACAAGACACCAAGAATCGTCAGAATAGTATTGATGATATTGATGCGTTTACCCGCCAAGAGTTCCAAATCAAAATGCAGCAACACTTTGAAGCAGGAATGAAACTTTACAAAGAGATGCTTGATGCATCGATTGCAAAGGAGTGTGCTCGTTTTGTACTCCCTTTGGCATGTCCCACCAAAATTTACATGACGGGCTCAGTTCGGTCATGGATTCATTATATCGATTTGCGTTCTGCAAATGGTACACAGAAGGAGCATATGGATCTTGCATTAGGTGCAAAAGAAATCTTCTGTGAACAATTCCCTGCTGTTGCTGAAGCAATGGAATGGGTTTCATAAATATTTACACTAACAATTGAGTTATGCCAACATACCCTGTTATTAATCTAGAAACAAAAGAGAAGAAGACACTCAGTATGACCATGAAGCAGTATGCTGAATGGAAAGAAGAGAATCCAGGATGGGATAAGGATTGGTCGGAAGGATGTGCAGGTCAATCTACAGAGTTTAAGTGGACTGGAGAAGCAAAATCTAGCGGTTGGAATGAAGTTCTGGATCGTGCATCTAAACAACCAGGTGCTACGGTTCGGAAACACCGCGACTACTCCTTCTAACTTACCGTTTATGTCCGCAAAAAGAAAGACTAATCAACCAGTAGTTCCGTTTGGAATGAGCAACAAGCATATGAAAAGGAAGAAACCAATTAATTCAGATTTAATGAGGGACATCGTACCCCTCACTGAAAATCAAAAAGAACTCTTTCGTTGTTACAAGAATGATCAAAATCTTGTAGCATACGGATGTGCTGGTACAGGAAAGACCTTTATTACCCTCTACAATGCTCTTAAAGACGTTTTAGATGAGAAGACTGCTTACGATAAAATATACCTTGTCAGGTCTCTTGTAGCGACTAGAGAGATTGGTTTCCTACCTGGAGACCATGAGGACAAGTCTTCCCTTTACCAGATTCCATATAAGAATATGGTGAAGTATATGTTTGAGATGCCTACTGACACTGACTTTGAGATGCTGTATGGTAATCTCAAATCACAAGGAACAATTTCATTCTGGTCTACGTCTTTTATTCGTGGAACTACACTTGATAATGCAATCGTTATCGTTGACGAATTCCAAAACTTAAACTATCATGAACTTGATAGTATTATCACTAGAATTGGTCAAGATTCAAAGATTATGTTCTGCGGAGATGCAACTCAGTCTGACCTCGTTAAGTCTGCTGAAAAAAATGGTATTGCAGATTTCATGAAAATCTTACGTATCATGCCTTCGGTTGACATTGTTGAATTTGGAGTTGAAGATATTGTTCGCTCTGGATTGGTTAAAGAATACTTACTAGCTAAGATGGAAATGAATTTATGATTTTTGAGCATTGTAATTATCTCGGTGACCTTGAACTAAACAAGAAAGAAACAAACGGCATCCGTCTCTACAACCTTCCAAGTGGAGATTGGGTGCCTTCTATTACATCAGTAACTTCTTTTTATAACCGACAGATCTTTGTCAAGTGGCGCAAGCGAGTTGGTGTTGAAGAAGCAAATCGTATTACTAAAAAAGCAACTGCCCGTGGAACAGACTTCCATGAAGCAGTTGAAGTTTACATGAGGAATAAAGAAATCAATTGGGATGACTTTAAACCTCTCACAAGGTATATGTTTCATCATGCCCTACCATATCTGGACAAGATAAATAATATACACGCTATAGAAAGGACCCTCTATTCCGAGTATCTTGGATTAGCTGGTCGCGTTGACTGTATCGGAGAGTACGAAGGCGAACTCGCAGTCATCGATTTTAAAACATCCGAAAAGATTAAACCAGAAGAGTGGTTGGAAAACTATTTCGTTCAGGAAACTTTCTATGCTGCTGCTTACTATGAGTTGACTGGTATCCCCGTAAAGAAACTCATTACCATTATGGTTACACCTGGTGGTGAGGTTAAAGTATTTGACAAAAGGAACAAAGGGGATTATATTAAGTTATTAGTTCGATATATTAAAGAATTTGTATCTCACAATCTTAGGACAGAGAATGGAGAATGAACTAGAAAAAGTATTAGAAAGTAAATTCTTTTGCCCCTCTCGTTTCGCACAGGAGATCGAATCTCTTGTAATACAGAACTCAGGAATGAGTTATATTGATGCTATTATTCACTTCTGTGAGAGTAATAGTATTGATTTAGAATCGGTTCCAAAACTGATTCCCAAACCCTTGAAAGACAAAATAAAAGCAGAGGCAATGGAACTTAACTTCTTAAAGAGAAGTTCCCGTGCAAAATTGCCTATTTGATTCCATTTTTGCCTGAAAAAATTTCTGGCAAAAATTTGACCCTATTACTTTTTCATGATGCCTTTTGATGCCTACAAGCAATACCTCTCACTGAAGAATCACTTCACGAAAGAGAAGTATGACTACCATAAGTATTGTGGAAAGAGTCGTGCAACTGTACAGTCTTTCTATAAAAGGAAAGATCGTTTCTGGTTTGAAAAACTTTCTAGAAATAAAGATGACAAAGAAGTAATAGAGTTCTTCATATCTAACTTTATCACCTGTACTGATCCAAGTAAACTTTGGATAGGAGAGATGATACGTGAAGGTGAAAGTAGGTATACTTTGTGGAAAAAGAGAACTCAATCACTCTCATATCTTTTTAAGGAAGAAACAGAGAAAGTATTTTCAGATAATAATTTTGATGCTATGTTCTCTATGGATGGTTCCCGTCATCCAGATATTCTTAAATCATATCTGAGAGATGATATATCAATTGAGACATTAGTTATTCTTGATAGAATACTTGGGTTTAGTAAAGACTGGAACAGTAAGTTATCTGACCCAGTATGGGAGACTGTTAATATGAGAATGAGAAAGTATTCTCCATTCCTAAATATTGACGTATCTCATTACAAAAAAGTTTTAAAAAAAGTTGTTTTAGAAAAATGAGTTTTTTCGATTCCGATGTAGTCCGTGCAGAAATGACGGAGATTAGTGAATTGCAGGAAGATGTTTATCGTAACATCTTCAATTTTCCTTCGATGGATAGGCAAGAAAAACTTTTTCATGTGGCCATGTTAGAGAAACTTTTGGACAAACAAAGGATTCTTTATGCCCGACTTAGTTTATCTGATGATCCTGAAGCAAAAATTATGAAAGAAAGAATCGTTGATTCTGCAAAGATGATGGGTCTCCCACCCAATGTTGATATGCAGACAATCTTTACGAACATGTCCAAAATGTTGGATGTGATGAAGTCAAAGATTGACGAAGACGACTCTATCGTGTAGAATACCGAGGTACACACAAGCCAAATACGTACAAATCTAAAGAATCCTATGTCTTTCGCAAATCTTAAAAAGCAATCCTCTCTTGGATCTCTGACCTCTAAACTGGTCAAGGAAGTTGAGAAGATGAACAATACCAGTAGCGGTGGAGATGACCG